TAGAAAGCTCATCTAGCGTATGGATATTATAATTAGATATACTGTTCTGCAATGACATTCTAGTTAGTGGGAACATTAAAGCGTCAGCAGCTCTAAGTGATATATTCTCACATGTTTTAAGAGTTAAAAACAAACTGCCTTGTAGTATATGTCTAGTAGCAGTATTAGAATTTGCTGCAGCTAATTTCTGTAATCCAACTAAAGATGATGGATCAGGTGTGCTAGCATCTCTTGCTTCGTTAAGCCCTGTCACATCTCTTATCATTTGCAAGTAATACTGATAAGTCTGTATTAAGCTTTGCATTTTAGCACCACCAGAAGAAGACTGTAATTCCTGTATTGGAACTTTACCTAAGTTTTGATCTCCATCTTGAGTCATTGATCTACCTACAATAGAACCAGTTTGGAAATACATATTTAAAGCTTCAGCTGGATTATAATTAGTTCCATTACCTAAGTCAACTTCTGCTAAACCATCCATATCTAAGTATACACCATCAGGTACTATCCTAGACATCACTTGTTGCAGTTTAAGATGAGTTAACTGAATCATATCAGCAAAACCTGTAATTCTAGATACAAGCGATTCTATGCGTCCTCTGTACATTCTAGGAGCACATATATTGTAACTCATATTAACTTTAACACTATCAGAGTAAGGTCTTGTCATGTTTTCAGACATTTCCCACTTTAACATGTTTTCAAAACCTAAGATCTTAGCACCGCAATAAAGTGTTTCTATTGATCTATAAGCTTTCTTAAAATTATCATTATCTTCTGCTTCTAAAAACGTGTCTTGCTTCTCAATAACTTTTTCTAGACCAACGTTAGTTTTCTTTATCTTAAAAACTTGATTAGTGTAAGATTTCCACTCAAAGTATAATACTTGAACCGTTTGACCGTCTCTTCTACCGTTCCACTCTCTGCTATAGCTACTATTACCTTCATACTTTTGAATCTTTTCTAATTCAATATTACTAATATTAGGAAACTCTTTTTTAAGTTCAGGTAAGCTAATGTTCTTAACTTCACCAACGTAGTATAAATCTTCAAAATTAGGATCTTCAGTGTATGAGTATACTAAGTTAACAGGATCAACATAGTCTAATACAATACCTTCAGATCTATTAAACGTAGTTTTAACAGCTCCAATACCTAGTACTGTTAAATCATAGTTTAATCTTTTTCTAATTAAATGATATTTGTTTTTATCTAATACTTGGTTTATTAATTCTTCTTCTGCAATTTCTATAGATTGTTTATAATTCAATTGCATGTGAGCAGGAAGCTCATCTAGACTTTTTGGAGAATCTTTGTCTTTTTTACTTTTAGATAAATCTATTTTAAAATTCTTTTTAACAGCTTCATCATACTGCTTTAGAAATATATCGTCTATAATATTTTGAGCGTACTGAGTTCTTTTTCTCATTGACTCCGGATCTTGAGCAAATGTTTTAACTTCGTAACTTCTTTGTGATATACCATTTACTACAATGTCTACAAACTTAGGTATAATAGGTACAGGTTTCCAATCTAAGTTTAAATAAGATAAATCACCGTTTATAGATAATTCATCTTTATACTTTTGTATAGATTGTTCTCCTCTAGCATATAATCTTCTATTATGAAAGGTATTGTAGTTAGTCATAAATCTATAACCACCACCTCTGTAGTTGTTAAACCACTCTCCTTCAATAGCTCTACCAACGGCTAAACCATAATCCCATGAAGCTTTCTCAGCATCAGATACGATCTGATCTGGAAAAGTGCTATTCATATTAGTGTAAATTTGCATTTATTGTATTATTTTTGATGTTGATCCGTTATTATCATATTTTTTAAATCCAAGTTTAACTTGATTTTTAATAACATGGGGTATTGGTCTATACTTATTTTTATTGCAAGCCATAATAGCAAGACCTGAGCTAATAGAAGCATCATGCTTTGTTCTATTATTAATATTGAATTTAGCCCAGTCTTCTAATGTTGTTTGGAAATACATATCTCCATGTGTTTCTCCATTAAAACCTACATGATCTTCTATATAAGTTTCTATCGCAGCTGCATGTGCTTGCTTAATATCTTCACTAGAGTTAGGTATTCCACCTATTTCTTTTTCTGTTGTTGATAATTTATTCCAAACTTTATCAGGACGGTTTATACTAAAACCTCTGTAGCCTCTACGTTTAAAATAATATAATAGTCTTGGCTTATTATTTTCTGCAAGTATTGGCATACCGTAAAATATGCAAGCCATTAATACATCTTCAAAAAATGTTTCTGCGGTTTGTGGTCTTGAAATGTATTCTAAAAAGAAATGATTAGGCGGAACATCTTCCATACTAAATTTAGTAAGACCGTGTAATGCTCCATTAGAACCTTTACCATCTACAGTTCCTGATATATCATAACTATCACAACCAAATGCTCCAACGTGTTCATTACCAGGATATTTCTTACCATTCTTTATGATTACACTATTTTGAAGATTTTTAGGTGGTACCCAAGATATTAAAAACCTACCGTCTTTATTAGGGTAAAATATAACTTTAGTATCTTTAACACCATTCTGCCACTGGAAACTTCCTCTTGTTACAGCAGCTGTGTTACTAACTTCTTCATTGTAATCAACTTGTTCGTATATCTTTACTAAGTTAAATAAAGATTGCTTTGTTTCATCTCTGAAAGCATGTTTCTCAGTACGAGGAAACTGCCTGTAAAATTCGTTTAATCCGTCTTGGTCTTGTTTGAGTCCTTCAACTTCGTTTTCCCAGTGCTCGATAACTCCGAGGTCAATTGCTGCTCCATCGATTCCAGTGACTTCAGTTTTTGGCGTATCGAAGACAGGTAGTCCATAAGTATCAATGTATCCTTCGTAGGACCATTCCATAGGGATGAATAAACTATAGAGTCCCGAGCTTGTTTGACCATTCTTATTTCTTCTCGTAACGCTTGAATCATAATATAATTTCTTAAAATTGTTTCCACCTTTGTCTAAAGCATTTGATGTTGATCCCATCATACACTTACCAATAATTCTACTACCTAATCTTAGTGTAGTTTTTGTAACTCTCCAGTTATTTAATATGTTATCAGGTCGCTCCCATTTACCACTTTCATCGTGTGCTAGTATCTTTAGCTTTTCACCATCATAAGAGTTGTCACCTGTATTCTTCCAATCAATAGTTGTATCAAGACCAACAATATCTGATAGCTTGACATTATCATCAAGTTTTCTTCTAGTTAGTTTAGAAGCTGGTACCCTGTAGGCGAGCTCTGTTTTAGGACGATCCATACCATCTTGGATCGGCTTGAAGAAAAACGGATAGTTAAGAGATATGGGTACGACTTTATCCGTAAACATCTTCTTGGCATCAGCCCCAGTTTTTGATAAGATCCCAAATCTTGAATCTGACGACATTGTGGCGGCGTTAACGAGCTCTGCTGAAGCCATGAACGAAAACCCAGATCGTCTGTTTTTAAGATAGCACATCCCATAACATCTGCTATCAGCTTTACATGCTTCCCAGAAGTAGAAAAATAACTTATTCGATTCCCTGTAGTCGGCAGCACCCACGTCGATTTTTGACCATTGCAAATACATGTAGTGAGTCCCAGTGATATAATTAGGAACACCCTTGTTATAATAAAAGTAACCTTTCTCACGACGTTCAAATTCTTTATCGATATAGTCATACCATTTTTCTTTAAAATCTGTAGGGTATTCTTCCCAGTCAAAGACACTTTTTATTTTAGCTAGTTCTTTTGGGTATTCTTGTTTTTCCCAGTATTGTTCCTTTTTATCTTCGCTTCGTTTAAAGCATTCAGAGACTGCTGGTATAGCAATCTTGAGATCTTGTATTTCGTAGATGTCTCCAATAGTTCCGTCTCTGCTTATGATTACTATATCGTATTCTTTATTATACCCATACTCCCACTTTTTATACCTATTATTTTTCTTAAGTATCTTAGGGTTGATATAATCTTTTAGTACTTTATATAATGTTTGTTCGTACATCACTTACTTCTCCCTTCTGCAAAACCTTTAAAAGCTTTTTCTTCCTTTTTTACTTCTTTAGGTTTATCCTCTAACATATCTTTTTCATTCTCGATGCGAGTTAATATTTCAAATGCATCGAAAATAGCTAATTTCTTTGTCGCTGCTGCGTTCTTTAATCTATCTGCTGATATATCATCTTCTGAGTCTACAATAGGTTCTCTAGCTATCTTAATTAACTCTTCAACTGCTCTGTGCCCAGCTTGGATTATATTTAACTTTGTCTCCTTTATCGTCATGTGTTAAGGCTATATCATTTGATTTCATACAATATAAACGTTCATCACCGACTACAAACTCAAATTCAGAGTTGGGTGTAAACGTTATTAAGGTTCCAGGAGTGATTCCTAGCGCTTCTAAGGACTTATTGCTATATTTTATTATACCAAGAAGTGGAACTTCTTTAAGTGTACTAAACTGATCTATAGAAGCAACTGGATGTACAAAGCAATAGTTTAAGTTGCATATCCAATTATCGTTTTGGTTGTAAAGGTATATTTGTTCTATATCACAAAAGAATAAATCATCTTTAAAAAATGATGCAGAGTTCTTCTCTCTACCTTTCATGTCGTAGAATCTACGAAATACGTTATGGTGAATGATTACCTCATCACCTACTTTGATCTCTGTTTTGTATGCTTTTGGAACAGCTATAACAATTGCTTTTTTACTAACACTTTGAAATGTTTCTATTCTAGTATTAGTTACAAGGCTTTTGTCACCTATCTTTTTTTCATTATCGTAACGTTCACCTTTAGGTTGTACAATAAATCTGTATAAGCTTTCCATTAGTACTGAAGATCATACTCAACTGATATTGCCATATTAGAGTTAAACTTTTTCCAAGGCAATACTTCGTCTTCTTTAGTTATGAATATATTGTAAGAATTATCTTTTTCTTCAAACAGTATATTAGAAATACTATGCCCGCCGTAGACCGATTGGCCTACAGCATAATGCATAGCTTCATTTTTATAATCTGCTCCAATACTTATTTTACGAATAATATTAGACATCAGCTAGTTCTTCTTCCTTGATTTCAGTGTAAGTACCATCTTCTAAGTTAATGTTTACTGCACCGTACTCTTCTTCAAGTTCTTTTTTAAAACCTTCAATGTTTTCATTTACTCCTGCTAGTTCATGAAGTAACCCATGTTTGTTAGCTTCTAAGTAACCTACTTCATTTAATATTTTATTAACTGCTGCTTGTTGCTCTTGTATCTTCTTTAATTGTTCTTCTTTAATCTTCATTTAATTTAATTTAATTTTTGTTTAGTTTACTCAGTTGGTGGATTTGGATCCGACCATTCTGGAGTTGCCATCAGTGCTAGCGCTTCTTCGTGGTTCAATGTACTTACCGGTACTAAAGAACCATTAGTGATAAAACTAGGTTCAACTTGGTAAGACAGTAAACCTTGAGTATTAGCTAAGTTTCTTCTCATTGTTTGAGCCGAAGACTGATTTACTTGACTGAACAAAACAGCGTTTGAATCAGACAAATTTATTACTGCATAAGTTGTTGCCATTGTTTAATTGTTATTTGTTAATTACTTGTTATTTATATATTTACTTGTTTAATTTCTTTTTTACGCTGGTAC